CCAGACAGAGGGCACCCCCCATTTAATCAGGGGAGAATCTAGGGGGCGCCTAAATTATTTTTCATTTTTTTATACAAAATTGGAAAAAATTCGACGTCGGTTGACAGAGAGGGTTATACACTAACATTATTCTATAGCGCCCTTAAAGAAAACACTAGACTATGGTGCTCAGTGACTATAGCACCCTTAAAGAATGTGTTTAGATGAGAGAGCTAAGATGGCTACTAATGAAATAAAGACTACACAGGAAGCGCAGCGACCTGCTTTAACTAATTTAGAGAAGTTAAGTCTAAAGAAAGAACTAGTTAGAAGACAGAGACAAGAAAAGTTTAAATCTGACTTTGCTTCCTTTGCTGAAGCAGAAATTAAGATTATTACTAAAGATAGTGCCCTAGGGTTTGTTCCCTTTAAATTTAATGCTGCCCAAGATCTTATTAATAATAAGTTAGAGCAACAGTTAAAGGAGACTGGTAAGGTAAGAGCTATTATACTAAAAGCAAGACAACAGGGCATTAGCACCTATTGTGCAGCTAGAGTATTTTGGAAGACCTACTACATGCCTCATACTAGATCTGTGGTAATGGCCCATGATGGCCCTACGTCAGAAGCACTATTCACTATGGGTAAGAATATCATTCAGAATATGGATGCTAAGATTTCACTATCTAAAGGTAACAGCAGAGAGATACAATTTGAGCATAATGACTCAGGTTATCGATTATACACTGCTGGATCACCTGAAGCTGGAAGGGGTACAACACCTACCATAGCTCATCTATCAGAGGTAGCCTTCTGGACCCATGATGAGAGAATACTAGCGGGATTATTCCAAGGGATAAGCCAAGCAGATGGTACTGAAGTTATTGTGGAATCCACAGCTAACGGTGCTACAGGTGAGTTCCATAGATTATTTAGAGGTGCAATGGCTGGGGAGAATGAATACATACCTGTATTTATCCCTTGGTTCCTAACCCCTGAGTACTTTAGAACTGCACCAGAGGCCTTTGAATTAGACCTCGATGAAGAGAAGTATAGGGATGAGTACGAATTAAGTGATGATCAAATGTATTGGAGAAGACTTAAGATTGCAGAGGGTGGTGCTTTAAAGTTTAAGCAAGAGTACCCTGCCAATCCTGAGGAGGCCTTCTTAGTATCTGGATCATCTGTATTTGATCCTGAGATAGTTAATAAATTGTTACCATCTACGCCCATATCTACCCGTGTATTTAATCTACAAGCGGGTACATTTGATGAGGGGCGGGAGGGTAGTTTAGAGTTGTGGCAGTACCCCGATTGGGAATCCAATTATATTGTATCCGCTGACGTATCCTTAGGGGTGGGGCAGGACTATTCAACAGCTACTGTAATGACAACTGATCGTCAAGTCATAGCTATGTATAGGAACAATAGAGTTGACCCATCGTTATTCGGAGATGTGTTATTCTACCTAGGCAGGTATTTCAATAATGCCCTGCTAGCTGTAGAGTCTAACTCTATGGGTATTGCCACCCTAAACAGATTAAAACAGATGGAATATGTGAATCTATATTATCAGACTAAAGCTGCTAATATGGATAATACTGAGGGAGATCGACCTGGATTCAGAACCACTAGTGCTTCTAAACCTATGATTATAGGTTATTTGAAGAGAGCTATTGAAGATGAAGACATAGGTCTACCCAGTAAACATATGATATCTGAGCTTAAGTCTTATGTGTCTAACGAGAATGGATCTACGGGTGCATTACCGGGTTGTCACGATGATACTGTTATTGCAGTAGCAATAGGACTAGAGGTCCTTAGAACCCATGCTGATAAACTAGCTGGGAATAGGGTATCTTGGAAGCAGAAGAATATGCATTATAACAATGATTCCAATTGGCTATAGAGCCTGAGAGATGATGATGACTGATAAGATTACTAATAAACCTAAGAAGCCAAAAAAGATAGATAAAGAAAGTTTAAAGATTCCGGGAACTAATTCGTATCCTAAGTACGTACCTGTTACCCCGGAAGAACATGCTAAGAATCTCACTGATGGGCAAAAAAGAGCTATGGCTCATCCCGGAGGTGAGAACTTAGTTCTATTTAGAGATAGGGCTGCTTCTGTTGAAGCTAGAGAGAAGAGTCAAGCTACTAAAGCTAGACGTAGAGCAGAGATTAAAGAGTTAGGTCTCTTTGTTAAAGCTCTAGATTCTATTGGTTATGAAGTATCTGGACAAGCCCCTAAGGGCTTAGATGTGTTAAAGCTACTAATGGTTAAAGCTATGCAGGGCGGTGATGATGCAGAAGCTGGTCGTTTAGCAGCACTAGTTGCTGAGTATGAAGCGCCTAAGCTTACCCGTAGAGATGTGGTAACAACTAGTGTTGAAGCTAAAGATCTAACAGATGATGAACTAATGGCTGCATTAGCAGAATTAGAGGTTGTTGAAACTGTGGAGGTATCAAAATGAGTACAGCATATGTAAGGCCTAAACCAAATGAAGCAGACCCTACTGGTAGTAATAAAGAAGCTTACGGTAAGGCTTATAAGGCTAAGGTGGCCCGTAGTTCTAAGAATGAAAGAGCTGGTAAGTATAAGATTGAGACTTACCGAAAATAAACTTATATAACTAGTGATAGTTTGTATGGCCTAATCTCGGAGATAGAATATGGCGAAGAAGAAGTTTGAGAAGGTGGACGATGATGCACTCTTAGTGCAAATCGAGAGTGGAGTGAAAGGTTCTACAGGAACTTGGCTCAACTCATCTGACCTCACACGTGAAAGGCGTATGGCAACCCATGAGTATGCTGGTTTAGCTACAGGTCACTTATCACCTGAAGGTGTATCAGGGATTGTGTCTTCGGATACAACCGAGACGATAGAGGCTTACTTAGCTGTAATCTCTGAATTAATGTTAAACAATGAGAAGATCGCTAGGTTTACACCTTATGATCAAACACCTGCTGCACTTAAATCTGCACAGGATGCTTCTGATATTGTGAACTATTGTGTCTTTAAAAAGAACAATGGTTGGACACTACTGAATACGTGGATCAAAGCCTCCTTACTTTGGAAAAATGCAATTATCCGCTGGGATTATGTAGAAGATTTTAAATACGAGTATGAAGAGTTTGATGAAATTAGCCAAGAATCCTTGGATGAGAAACTGGGTGAATCAGATGTTGAGATTGCAGGTGAATTGTTTATCTCACCTCGTACTGACGGTGTGTATTATTCTGATGTTCGTTTAAAGAAGAAGATAGACAAGAGTCGTGTTAAGATTGAGAACATTCCTCAAGAAGGTTTTCGTATTAGTCGGGATGCCACTAGTCTAGATGATGCTGCCTTTGTAGGTATTGAACTAGATCTTACTCGTAGTGAGATTCGTTCTGAATGGCCTGATATCGCTAAAGATATTGATGATTGGGATGATTTAGGTGATGAAAACTGGTCTGGTGAATACTCGGAAGAGATTGCTGCTCGTAAGCAAATCACTGGACAAAACTATAATGCCACCAGTTCTCGTGAAGATAACAGTGCATTAGAAGCTAGCCAGATTGTTACAGTTACTGAGTGTTGGATTAGAGTAGACCGGGATGGTGATGGTATTGCTGAACTTAAGCACATCATTGTGGCTGGTGATAACGTACTATTTGAAGAAGATGTGGATAGCATTAACTTAGCATCTATCTGTCCTTTCGAAGTACCTTATGAGTTCTTTGGTCTATCTGTAGCAGATATGACCCGTAGCTCCACCTTAGCATCTACTGCGATATTACGTGGATTTGTTGAGAACACTTACTTAACGAACTACAGCCCTCGATTGGCTGACCCCAATGTTGTAGACTTCTCTGCCTTGCAGAACATGAAGCCTAAAGACATTATTGCAACTAACGGTAACCCGCAGGGTGCAGTTACAATGTTGCAACCTGAAACAATCAGTACTGGTACAGTTCCTCTCTTGCAGCATTTGCAGATACATAAGGAACAAGCCACTGGTATGTCTAAGGCTGCACAAGGTTTGAATGATGAACTATATGTGTCAGGTAACTCTGAGACTAAGTTAGCAATGACCCAAACAGCTGCACAGAAGCGTATACAGCACATTGCACGTATATTTGCTGAGACAGGCTTTAAGCGTTTAGCTGAAGGTGTCTACAGTACTATGCGTAGGAATATGAAGAAGGCTATTACACCAAACTACACTGGCGTTTATGCTATGGTAGATATTGATAAATTGCCTAATCATATGGATATGATTGTAGATGTGGATTTAGGTGAGAATAGCAACGCTAATAAGCGTAGTAAACTTACCATGATTGCAACCCAACTACTTCCTATGGTTAAGGAAGGTGGTCAGGAAATGATTCTTCGACCTGACGTCACAGCTGCATTAGCAAATAACTTGCTATCTAGCATGGATGAGAATCCATTGGACTACTTAGAAGATTATAATTCTGAAGAGTTCAAAGAGAAAGCTAAGGGTGACTCTGAGAAGAAACAGAAGGAAGCCGAAGAAGCTAAGAAGTTAGCTACAGAAGCTGAGAAGACACAGATGGATCTAGCTAAGGCTAATGTTAACTATACGAATGTACAAGCAAGTAATGCTATACAGGATAATACTAAGCAACTAGCTGTAGCGATTGACAGACATTTCCAAGAGTGGGAGAAGCTACGTCAAGATGCTCTTAAGGATGAACTACCCCCTCCTCAAATGCCCAATATGGAAGAAACCATTAAGAAGGCATCTGCGGTTATTAGTGGGTTAGGTAAACCTCAAGATAGTGGCGGTGGTATCTTAGATGATGCTGTCCGTAAGATGGGTATTGAACCCGAACAAGCCATGCAGATGATGCAGAAAATGATGCAAGGCGGACCTCCGCAATAAAGGTGTTTTAAAATGCGTAAGGAATATGAAGAAGTAGCTAAAAGACGTTTAGCTAATACAGCAAATCACGGTAGTCATAAGATTCACCCTGATGTGTTGGCACGTAAGGCCCATGTGGAAGCAGAGTTTACATCTAGAGTTTTAGATGAATTCTTCATGTCTTCCTATGGGGAAATACTGGTAGAGTACTTCACTCAGTGGCTTAGAACAGAGCCACATGAGACGAAGACCCGTGAGTTCTTATACTCTTGTGCTATGGCTTTGGGTTCCGTGAAGGAACAGCTGGTTAGGCAAGAAATGTATGGTAAGAACGTACCTGTTATGGATGAAATGAAGCACAAAGAAGAGGCCGATGCCTCAGAAGGAGAAGATTAATGTCTATTATAGACCCTACCCAATCGGATGGCGCTATTGGCACTGATGCAGCTTTTGAAAAAGTACTGCAATCCAGTGATTTCTTTAAAGAAGCAGCAGATGGTGTACCTGAACTTGATGATCAGGCCACAGAAGAAGCTAGCACCGATGAACCCGAAGAACTTGAAGAAGTAGAGACAGAGTCTGATGACGACGATATTGTCGACGAAGAAGCTGAAGAAGAAGATGAAGAAACCTCTGATGAGGAAGAAACTGAAGAAGAAACTACGGACGACCCCGTTGGGGATATTCTAGATCCTGCAGAATATGATCTAGACAATCTGCTAGTAAGTGTTAAAATTGATGGTGAGGAACGTACCGTATCTGTCAATGATGTAATAAAAGGTTACAGTACTGAACAATCTCTAGGTGCCAAGGGCCGTGAATTCGGAGAAGAACGTAAGAAGTTCGAATCTGAGAAGGCGACTTACAACCAAGAAATATCTGCGTTAGCCGCAGCAGCATCTGAGCAGCTAATGGCTAACGAGAAGTACTGGGAAGGGCAGTATGTATCTATTGAGAAGGAACGGGAAACCGCTCGTGATGATGGTGATACATACGCCGCTTCTGAACTTAAAGACAAGTTAGGCGAAGCACAAGAACAATACTGGAATGCCCGTAAGCAGCGTGAGACTATCACGTCTAATGCTAAAGCGAAGCAGGATGGTATAGACCAAGCGATGATAAGTAAAGGTGTAGAGCATTTTAATGCTACTATACATGAGCATATTTCGGATTGGGATGACTCTGTAGCTGCCGCTGTACGAACTTTTGCGCTAGAAGAGGGGTTACCTGAATCACTATTAAATGTGGTTACTGATCCTGCTATTATTAAATTTGTCGACGGTTATAGACGTATGAAAACTAATGTGTCTACGGGTGCTAAGAAACGGGCTAAGGTTGTTACCAAAAAAGCTCCACCTAAAAAGGGCCAGAGTTCTCGTCAAAAAGACCAGACACGTAAGCTATCCACCCGCAATAAAGTATTATCCGGAAACGGGGATGCAAGCGATGAACAGGATTTCTTACGTTCCTTAGCGGCTAGATCGCTGGGAGAACGATAATGATTGAACAGCTAAATAAAGCTATAGAGATTCTAGAGCGCCAAAGGGCACCCCTATTGAGGGAAATTACCTATAACGAAGGACGTGCCCGAACTATTGCACCACAGCTTTACTATGTAAATCTGTTGTTATTGCAACTAAAAGAAGAGGTAAAGAGCTTAACCGCAGAAATACCTCGGGGTGTAGGTCGCCCTAGAAAAGAAGCATAGAGAGAGTTACTCTATAACACTATAAACCTAATTACTAGATGGCGGTTAATAGCCCCCTACCTGCACAGTAATTACAGAAGAGAGAACAGTAATTTGACCAGAGGCTGTTCTCAACTCTGCAACGTAAGATGGATGTGAATAATATATATGGAGATGGAGGTTACGACTTCTTACCAAGATATGTGGACTGCGCATAATTCTCTACTCAACGGTCGTTAAGTTAAATTTTAATATCTAATAGGAAAATAGCAAAATGGCTAATTATACTTCTACAGGCCCTAAGGGCAAGAACGCTGCCGCTACTACCGAAAAGGAAGACTTGGCGAACTTTATCTCGATGATTACTCGTGATGAGACTCCGTTTACTTCTTCAATCGGTAAAAACAAAGCGACTGCAATCTTTCACGAATGGAACACTGACGAACTAGATACTGTTCGACAGTCTACTGTTGCTGAAGGAACTGACATCGGTTCTACCTTCCAGAACCCAGATGCCCGTGCTCGTTTAGGCAACTATACTCAAATCAACTCTAAGCAACTTAAGGTTTCTGGCACTAAACGTGCTGTAGATCAAGCTGGTGTAGCTGATGAGTACTCTTATCAATTGAAGAAGCGTGGCACAGAAATGCGTCGTGACTTCGACATCCATGCAACTAGTTATGTTGGCGGTTCTACTGCTGCTGGTACTGATGCTGGTGCTAACACTGGTGGTGCTATCCGTCGTGCAGCTGGCTTCTTGTCATTTGTAGACGCTGGTAACGTTACCTCTGCTGCTACTGTTTCTGGTACTGGTGATGCTGATGGTACTGTTTCCGCTACTGGTGGTGCTACTGTACTTCCTGTTGCTGCTACTGGTACTAACGCTGTTACCTTCGGTAAGCTTGAGTTATCTCAGGTTGACGAGACTATGCAGAAGATCTATGAAGCTGGTGGTAAAGCCACTAAGTTAATGGTATCCCCTTCTCTACGTCGTGAGTTCTCTGCCAAGGCACAAGCTGCTGGTGCAACTACTTCTACTGGAGCTGGTTCTGTAGGTAACGCTCGTCGTTCTATTGACGACGGCAAGCTACGTCAATCAGTTGAGATGTACATGTCTGACTTCGGTGACATCATGGTTGTACCTAACTACTTGATGGGTCTAGCACCTAAGCAAGTAACTGGTACACTGATGCATCTGGTTTCGCTGCCGCTGACTCTACTGCCTTGATCTATGATCCAATGTGGTGGAATATCTCTACTCTACGTCCTATGCAGGAAGTAGACGTAGGTCAGCAAGGTGACTCTACTGTCGGCCTAATGGTTGAAGAGTGTACCCTAGAATGTCGTAACCCTAAAGGTTCTGGCGTCATTGTTGGTCTAACTAAGTAGAAATACTAGTTATAACCCTACAGGTAAATTAAGGTTTACTTGTAGGGTTTTTTTAATCTGGAGATGATGATGAGTCTGAAGGACAAAATAATCTTTGATGGTAATTCTTTTCAAACACAAGTATCACAAGATATAAGTGGTATCATTGAGCAAGTGGATCTTGATAGGGAATTCCAAGATATACATGGTAAATCTAAAAAATACCGTAAGATAGCCACAATACCTGATATTGTTGCCATAGAAATTCTACAAAAGTTTGGTCTTGATATACATGCACCAGACTTCATGCACCACCCGGCTAATGGTCGGAAAATTAGACAAATACTTAAGAGCGAGTATCCAAAGCTTCTCTTAAACACCTAAGGAGAAGCTAATGGCTTTAACAATCCCAGCATCAGTTGACAGCACTTATGTCGCATATAAAGTTGCACACCCTGCACTTATCAGCCTAGTAGACGATGTACGCGACTGGTTAAACCGTGACGAAGATACTGTGTCAAATAACTTGATTGGTTCATTCATGCAGAAAGCAGCTGATGATTCATATAAGTCATTACGTATACCACCTCTTGAGACAACTACACCTGTGACCATAAATGCCACCGATGCAGCCATGAACCGACTAGCAATACCTGGAAACTTCACTGAGTTAATACGTTTGTCGAAGAGTCTTGGCAGTAACAAATATGATATCTATAACGATAAAGTCGAGTTATCCTCGTTTGATGATGAATATGCGCACAAGCCTAACTATAGGTATTTCACTCGTAAAGGTACTGATTTAAAGTTGAACCCCCCAGTAGTTGAAGGGGAAGTGTATGAGATACACTACTATCGTAGGCTATTCTCACTAGATGCCTTAACAACAGATACAGCCACAGAGATATATAATTGGCTACGTGATGATAATGAGAAGGCCTTCCTATTTGGTTCACTTAGATATGCTAGTGTCTATTTAAATGATATGGCAGCGGCTGATACCTATGAGAAGATGTTTAATGCTGAGATAGAGTCACTAAACATGGAAGAGAAGCGTCGATTAGCGCGTGGAGCCAATATTAGAACTATCTATACCAGTGCATTGATTTAAGGGGATATTATGACTAGTAATGCAGATGGCCTTGCAATAGGTGGTGCTTTTGCTAAAGATACAAATGAGAATTTGTTATTAGAGAGCACAGATGTTACAGCAGCAGCAGGGACGGCAGCAGGTCTTTCGATAGGTGGTCTTTTTGCCCAAGATTCAGATGACAACTTATTATTAGTTAGAACAGATGCAGAGGCTGCGAATGCAGCACGTATAGCAGCAGAGCTTGCGGAAACCAATGCATTAGCTTCTAAAAATGCAGCAGATGCCGATGTGGTACTCACCAATGCCGACGTAGTACTTGCAGAAGCTGATAAGGTCCAAACAGGGCTGGATAGAATAGCAACCAATGCTGACGTAGTCCTCACTAATGCTGCCGTAGTGGCAACAGCAGCGGTAACTAATGCTGATGTGGTTCTTACACATGCTGATGTAGTATTAACTCATGCTGATGTAGTACTTACAAACGCTAACGTAGTAGCAACCGCAGCTGTAACTAACGCTGACGTTGTACTTACTCATGCTGACGTTGTGCTTACTAATGCAGATGTAGTTAGTGCCAGTTTGAGTAGTAATAATGCATCAGCAGCAGCCAATTATGCATTAGGTTACAAGAACGAGGCAGAAGCTGACAAGGAACAAACTGGCTTAGATAGGGTAGCTGTTGCAGCCGACTTGGTAGCAACTAATCAGGATACTTTAGATACTGCAGCAGATTTATTGGCCACACATCAGGATACTTTAGATACTGCAGCAGACAGAGTTCAGACAGGGTTAGACAGAGTTCAGACAGGGTTAGATGTGACTGCGACAGCAGCCGTGACTAACGCAGATGTAGTACTTACTCATGCTGATGTAGTACTTACTCATGCTGATGTAGTAACTACTAACGCTGACGTTGTACTAGTCGAAGCGGATAAAGTACAGACCGGACTAGATAGAATTGCCACTGCAGCTGATAAAGTAGCAACTAACGCTGATGTTGTAAGTACTGCTGCTGATGCATCAACTGCAACCACACAGGCAGGTACCGCAACATCTAAAGCAATTGCGGCAGCAACAAGTGAGACTAACGCAGCAACAAGTGAGACTAACGCAGCAACAAGCGAGACTAACGCAGCAACAAGTGAGACTAACGCAGCAACAAGCGAGACTAACGCAGCAACAAGTGCGACTAACGCCTCAACCTCTGCCAGTACAGCAACGGCTCAAGCTAGCACAGCCACTACCAAAGCCACAGAAGCGTCTATAAGCGCAACTAACTCTGCCTCAAGTGCTACAGCCTCGGCTTCAAGTGCCTCTACAGCGACCACACAGGCCAGTACAGCAACCACTCAAGCATCTAATGCGGCCAGTTCTGCAAGTTCTGCCAGTGGTTCAGCAAGTACAGCGACTACTCAAGCCAGCACAGCGACTGCTCAGGCGAGTACAGCAACAGCTAAAGCTAGCCAAGCATCCACTAGTGCTACTAGTGCTTCTGGTTCTGCTAGTACGGCTACTACTAAGGCCTCAGAGGCAAGCACCTCTGCAGCAAGTGCCAGTACTTCGGCAACAAGTGCAGCTTCAGCTAAATCAGCAGCAGAGGCAGCAAGGGATGCAGCATTAGCCTCTTTTGATTCTTTTGATGATAGGTACTTAGGTAGTAAGACAACTGCACCAACAACAGATAATGATGGTAACGCCTTACTAGGTGGAACCTTATACTACAACTCAACAAACAGCTCAATGCATGTTTATGAAGGTAGTGTTTGGGCATCTGCGTATGCTGCACCCTACACGTTACCATCCACTCTACCAGCTTCAATGCTGACCGGGCCATTACCTGCCATAGATGGTAGTTCTTTAACTAACTTACCACCAAACGGTGCTACACATATTGATGGTTTACTAGACGTAGACACCAGCACCTCGGCACCTACGGCTCGTCAGGTATTAACATGGGATAGCTCCAGCAGTTTATGGAATCCCGAAGACTCTGTCACTTACAAAAGTGAAACAATAACAACCAGTAAAGTACTTGATGCGGATACTCAGTACTTAACAGGAAAGAACCTTGTTATAGAGCATGGTATAGTCCTGACGATACCTTCGAGTAGTCAGTTAATAACAAAACTCTGGACCGCCCAGAAACAACTATAGGAATCTAAAATGAGTATAAAATTAAATAGTTCTAGCGGTTCAATTACGATTGCACCCGAAGATGGTACAGGTAATGTTGACGTAACAATCCCACGAGCTGGAGTGTTATCGGCTGGGGCTAACTCAGTCACAGACACAGAATTAAACTCTGCTAAGTTGAACGGCATTGAAGCAGGGGCCACAGCAGACCAAACCAAAGCTGATATTGAGGCGTTAGGTATTGCAGCGAGTTCTATCACAGGTGCATTACCTGCGATCAGCGGTGCCAACTTAACCAACCTACCCAGCGGTGGCGCTTCTGATATTGATGGTCTAACTGATGGTACAACATCAGGTACAGGTAATACTGGATTGGGTGATTCTGCTTTAGACTCAATCACTTCAGCTACTAATAACACAGCTGTTGGTACTAGGTCTTTAACAACAGCTACTTCAGGTTCTCAGAACACAGCAGTTGGTACAGATTCTTTAAAAGTAATGACCACGGGTTCTCAGAACACAGCAGTTGGTTATCTATCTTTAAAGTACAATACCACAGCTAGTGACAATACAGCAGTTGGTTCAGTCGCTTTAACAAATAACACCACAGGCAATAGGAACACTTCTTTTGGTGTCCAAAGTATGACGAGTAACACTTCTGGTTACTATAGTACGGCAGTTGGTTATTCAGCTAGTCATAGGGCAACTACTGGTGCTCACAATGTATCAGTTGGTAATACAGCTCTCTATAAGACTACTACTGCTGGTTACAATACAGCAGTAGGCTCGGGGGCTTTGTTTGAAAGTAATAGTGGAAATAATATAGGTATAGGCTACAATGCGGGATTGCTTATCACAACTGGTTCTAACAACACTGTTATAGGAACTCTTGGGGGTTCCACAACTATGGCTAGTACAGTTCTAATTGGAGCTGGTACTACTGAGCGATTAAAGATCGACAGCACTGGTCTATATGTCAATGGCTCTTCTACTGCTTTGGGTGGTGGTGGCGCATCAGATATTGACGGACTAACGGATGGTTATAGTGACGGTAGTTCTGTTGGGTTAGGTACAGGTGCTCTAGCTAACGATGATGGCACATCTAACAAGAATGTGGCCGTTGGTCTTAATGCTTTAAACACTTGCACCAGTGGTGGTGATAACACGGCCGTTGGTCGAGAAGCTTTACTGGACTTAACCATCGGCAATTATAATACAGCTGTTGGTACTCAAGCGATGAAGAAGGCCACCACAGGTAACAGGAATACAGCAACCGGTTCTCATTGTCTGTGGAACAATAGTACAGGTGATGGTAATACCGCTAGTGGTCATTATTCCATGTTCAGCAACTCCACAGGTTCTTATAATACCGCTAGTGGCTTTAAAGCCTTAAAGAGTAACTCTACGGGTACTAAAAACACAGCTACTGGTTATCAGGCTTTATACACTAACACCACAGGTCCAAGTAACACAGCCAGTGGTTCTTATGCTTTATACTCTAACACCACAGGTGCTAGTAACGCGGCTTTGGGGTATAAAGCACTTTACGATAACACCACAGGTAATAAGAACACAGCTACTGGTAGTTATACTTTAACTAATAATATCTCAGGTAACTATAACACAGCTAGTGGTATGTATGCTTTGCACAATAGCACTGCTTCAATAAACACAGCTACTGGTTATCAGACTTTAATGTATAACACCGTTGGTGAAAGGAACGTAGCTACTGGTGTTGGTGCTATGAGGAATAATATCTCAGGTAACTATAACACAGCTTCTGGTACTTATGCTTTAAAGAATAGTACCAGTCATAACAACACAGGTCATGGTTATAGAGCTTTATATAATAATACCTCAGGTACTAAGAACATTGGCATTGGCGCAAATGCAGGTGATGCAATTACTACCGGATCTAACAACACCATCATTGGTGATCTAGATGGTACTACTACTTTAGCTGATACAGTTCTCATTGGTGCTGGTACTACAGAACGATTAAAGATTGACTCAACTGGTCTATATGTTAATGGATCTGCAACTGCATTAGGTGGTGGTGGCGTTAACATCACCTCAAATGCCACAGCACCCACTAGCCCAGCAGTAGGCGATCAATGGTACGACACTGCAAACGGTGTGCTGTATGTACGTGTTACTGACGGCACAGACGCAGCATGGTTAGATATTTCATCTGCCAACGGTACAGCAGCAGCCGCAAGTGGCGGCGGCGGTGGAGCTTGGGAGGTCGTTTCAAGTACAACTTTAACCGGCAGCGCTGCTTCCGTCACTTTTACTGGGTTAGATTTTTCTACCTACAAATCCTACGCAATTCAATTATCAGGAATGAAAGCTGCTTATGCGAGTGGCGATTGGGCATTTATTAGGGTGAACGGAAGCAGTAGTAATATTTACACATACGGTATGTTTAATGATTACCTTAATGCTACGTCAGGTAAATCTACAAGTTCTGGGTCTGCGACAAATAAATCTTCTCTAGCATATATGTCGGATGATACCCATGTCGTTTCTGGTATGTTGATAGTAAATTCAGATGCGGATAGAACAACCATACAAGGCGATTATTCCAAACTGTACCCTGCGATTAATAACTACGATACATATACGAGATATTTAGGCAGAGCTGATCTAGGATCGATTGCCACTAGTTTAACGGTTGGTTGTACATGGGGTTTCGACGAAGGAACATTCACTTTATACGGCATTAAAACTTCATAGGAGAAACACATGGCAATTTATGATTACACAAGCGGTGGTTTCCCAGCTAGCCCAGCCGCAGACGACACCCTCGCAATGAAGGGCACGACCTACAAATATAATGGGTCAGCGTGGGAAGTTCAAACAGGTGGAACGACTAGCTTCACTTACACAGCAACCAGCGGTCAGACCGCGTTTACAGGAGCCGATACAGGTAGCAAAACGCTGGCGTACACAGCAGCAAGCCTGCATGTATTTCTAAACGGTGTCCTACTTGATGCAGCAGATTACACAGCCACCGATGGCACGACAGTCACACTAGGCACAGGCGCTAGCACAGGCGATACGCTGCAAGTGGTGGCGTATGGTGTGCTTGTGAGTGCTGGAGGCGGTGGTGGTGGTTGGACAGAAATATCAACAGGCACCATCTCATCAGACACAGCCTCGCTGGAATTTACTGGCATTAGCACAGATTTCAATTTCCTGCGACTGTACATGACGGACATAGAATACTCACCCGCAGCACCCGACTATATAGCTTTAGGCGTGTCCAGTTCTGACTCGTTTTCCACGCAGCTAACATGGAGGGCTTCTCATGTGTGTAACATGACCAGCAATACTGCGGTTGAAATGAGCTACGGCACAAATGACGATAAGGTTACGCTTTTTGACAGTAACATGGATAACATAAATCACCCGCACTACGCTCTCACGTTTGTCCTAGACCTTTACGACATTCAAGATAAACCTTATATGTCCCTAGAAGCAATAGTCCCTGACGATGGCGCTCGTTGGAGTACGGCTAAGGCCCACGGTTGTTCTGACAGAATTCAGTCTATCAGACTTTACAATGCTCTGGGCACAAGTCGTTATTTTACAGACGGCACTTACAAACTTTACGGGATGAAATAGGAGAGCAATATGAGCAAATCAAGAAATTTAGCAGCACTCCTAGACAGTTCAGGTGATGTTGTAACAGACGCATTAGATAACGCTGGGGGCGGCGGCGGTGGAGCTTGGACTGAGATTTCATCAACAACAGTGTCATCTGCTGTATCAGAAGTGGAGTTTACGCTATCGGGCTATTCCGTATATAAAGTAATATTTTGGGACTTGAATTGGGGGTCAGATGAAAATGGCATAACTGTTCAATTCACAGTCGGCTCAACAGGAACATACAGTGAAACCATAGTGTTTATGAATCATCGAAACGGTGGAATGAATGGCTCAAGCAACCACAGCGGTTATGGCACATCTAGTACAAAGTGGACCACGTGGGGCGGCTTCAAGCCCTCATCAACTAACGGCACTGGATCAGGCGAACTGACCATATATAATGCAGTAGGTATGCCTAATCTCCGGATGGAGAGTGCACATTTAGATGATTCAGGCTCAGTGGGTATAGGCACTAGTTCTGGTTGGGCTAGACTTGAATCCCCATCATCAACAGACACAATTGGAAAAGTAAAATTCTCAGGCGACCAGTCAGACAATTTTGCATCGGGTACCTTCACACTATACGGCTTAAATTAAAACTGGAGAACACAAAAATGAGTACAAACGTATTTAAATTAGTAAATGGTGAGCGCATCGAGCTTACCGAAGAAGAAAACAACCAGCGACTTGCAGACGGTGCAGCCGCACAAGCCGAGCAAGATGCTAGAGCATGGCTTGATGGGCGATTGTCTGAGTATCCTGCTATACCTGAACAGCTTGATAATATTTTTCATAATGGCCTAGCCGCTTGGAAAGCAGATATTAAAGCCATTAAAGATAAATACCCTAAACCAACTTTATAACACAACAGGAGAATAAGATATGTCTAAAACGACTAAAAAAGAACAGACTATTACTATTAACGATAAAGAATATAACCTAAGTGACTTCACGCCTGAGCAATCAGGACTGATGAATCATATAGCAGACTTAGAACGTAAGATTGGTTCTAGTCAATTCAATCTAAACCAGCTTATGTTTGGTAAGGAAGCCTTCGTTAATGCTCTCGCTAACGCTCTTGAGAGTGCAGGAGAAGCCGAAGGGGTCGAGTAATGAAGGAGATATTCTATCAGGCATCACTGCCCAGAGCAGGGTCTACCTTATTACAAAACATCTTAGGCCAACATCCAGACTTCTACGTTACCCCCACATCAGGGGTGCTAGAGTTAGTGTTTGGGGCCAGAGTTAACTTTGATACTTCTCCTGAGTTTAAAGCTCAAGATAGTGCAGAGATGGTAACAGGATTCAGGGCGTTTTGCTCTGAGGGCGTTAAAGGTTTCTTTAATGCTATAACCGATAAGCCTTACATTGTAGATAAAAGTAGGGGTTGGGGGGTTTATTATGACTTCCTTAGCTTCTATCAGGATAGCCCTAAAGTTATCTGTATGGTCAGGGATTTACGAGATGTGTTCAGCTCTATGGAGAAACAACATCGTAAAGCTCAGAAGACCTCCAGTGGTATTAGTAATGATGGTGAGATGGAAGGTACTACCACAGCTAAACGTGTGGATATATGGGCTAACTCTCAACCGGTTGGTCTAGCCTTAGACAGATTACATCAGGTGTTACTAGAGAAGCATCCTATCTTATTTGTTAGGTATGAGGACTTAACTAAGAACCCTCATACAGAATTAGATAAGATTTATGATTACTTAGGTGTACCTAAACATAAGCATAACTTCACAGATGTTAAACAAATCACTGAAGAAGATGACAGTGTGTATGGTGGAGCTGGTGACCACACAATCAGAGGTGATGTTAAAGCATTACCTTCTGACTATGATGATGTACTAGGTAAGCAGACTGCCGAGAATATCAAAAGAGGGTACCCTTGGTTCTATGAAACCTTTGGGTACAACTGAGTTGATGAACCTACACAACCTATTAGAAATTTAACTAAAGAGAGTAATTAATATGGAAGAAGTAACAACCGAAGAAATAGCACGGCACTACAGCGCACTTGGCGACAGTGTTGATTTAATTAACGAATACAACTCTAGCCCACCTAGTGACCTGAGTTCCGATGAAGTAGCTGATGCTATCTCACGCAATAAAGAACACTTGGTTATCATGCTTGCGAAAGACTTCTGGACAACAGAAGATTTGACTGCTGCTACAGCTGCTGCTGCATAATACAAAATGTGGTCAGACATAACCACACTATACCCAACCCACATAGCGCCTGCCATAGCGCCAGTGGGACAGGTATTACTTAATGAACCTCAGGTAATAAGGAGGCAAGATTATATGCGTGTACAACCACCAAGTAAGCCTTACCAGCCCACGGCATATAGCACTATACATTGGGTGGCAAAATGTTAGCCGAACTCGCTGTAGCCAATGCAGCCTTTGGTGTCATTAAGCAAGCCCTGTCTAATGGTAAAGAATTAGTAGATGCAGGAGATGCAGTTGGTAAGTACTTCAAGGCTGAGAACGATATAGCCAAAGAGGTAGCTACTAAAGGTAAAGGATCGGCACTAGAAGCTTATCAAGCACAACAACAACTACGTAAACAAGAAGATGAGCTGAAATACATGCTCAATAAACAAGGACTCCTCGGATACTCCAACTTTATACAATTTAAAGCTGAATGGGCTAGGGAGCAGAAGGAACAAGTTAAGCTGGCAGCACGTAAGAGGCACCAGAGAGCTAAGGTACTAGAAGAAAACATAACTATTGGCCTCAAGGTTGGTGGTATACTATTACTAATAATGGCCACCCTCTTTGGTGTTGCCATCTACTTGAGATGATAAACATGGATGACTTCAATAGTCGCTTAGATAGATTGGAAACGAAGATAGATAAACTATCTGATGCAATGATTACATTAATACAGCACGACACTAAGATTGATGGGCTAGTGGCCCACAATAATACGCAGGATAATAGGCTCAATAAACACTCGGAAGCAATTGACGCGTACGCTGTTAAACTAGCTACAGTGTCCAAGGCGAGTGGTGCCAATGAGTGGTTTGTTAGATTATTAATTGCTGCTCTAGTTACTGGTGCAGCGTTTATGCTGAGGTAGTAATATGTTTAAATTAGGTAATAATTCACTTAACAATAGAGCTGGTGTAGACCCCCGCCTTATAGAGATCAGTGACCGTGCAATTCAAATTAGTATCATTGATTTTGGTATCCCTAGCACTGGTGGCTTGCGTACCACTGAAGATCAAGCCGCATTGTTCACCGCAGGTAATTCGAAAGCAGATGGACGCACCAACAAGAGCTACCACCAAACAGGAAGGGCACTGGACGTGTACGCTTACGTTGACGGTAAAGCCAGTTGGGAGAAAGAGCATCTGGCTATAATTGCAGTTGCTATGATGCAAGCTTCAGCAGAACTGGGGCACAGACTTCAATGGGGTGGTCTATGGAAAAGCTTTCAGGACATGCCACATTTTCAACTAGGAGAGTAATATGAGCTGGAATCCATTCTCAAAAGTAGTAGAAGTTGTTGGTTCTATAGGCAGTACATATCTTGAAGGTAAGAATGCCGTAGCCAAGGCAACATCTGCGGCTAAGATAATCACCATCAAGGCAGAAGCTGATATGAAAACAGCCAATGCCAGGGCAGCTCATAAGCTTGCTGACGATGGCCAGACTCAGGATTATAATCTAGATGCTATTGCAATGCAACAAATGGATAAGTCTATTGTTGATGACATAATGATAGCATTACTATTAGTACCTATTGGTGCATCCTTTGTAGGGTACCATGCAGAAGTAACCGCAGCATTTGAGTCATTCGCATCTATGCCAGATTGGTACCAGTACTTAGTTATTGGTGTATATGTAGTCAAGTTTGGTATGCGTGGTTTATTGACTAAATTAGTATCAGGTAAATTAGGTAGTCTTAAGAAAGCATAACCCCCTTAAAGGAGAGGTAACCCTAGGGGGTTATTTTTAACAATATTTAGGAGTAGTACAATGGAAATTTGGTTATATGATGCTAGTGCATTAAAGTATTTTAAAGTATTAGATTTTACAGTGGATGCCAATGGCCTCCTAACCGGTAATGTGGGTGTAACAGGAGCTACTGTTGCCTCTGCCGCAGGTGACTATGTATTTAAGTTTGGTTCCCGTGGACTTAATGACGTATTAGTAATCGCTAAACGATAATAAAGATGGAGGTCACCTATGCCTAAAGTAGATATACCAGAGTTTGGGTTAAAGGGTTTGAACACAGACCTCCCTTCTTTTGTTTTACCACTAGAAAATTTTAGTGATGGGATGAATATAAGATCTAGTAATAATAGATTATCGGCTGTGCCTGCTCTCACTACATATACATCTACCTTTACAGCATTGAATAAGATTTACCGGGGTGCCCAATGGACACCTGCAGGTTCTTCTTTCTATAATATTGCGGTAGTAGGTAATAAGACATCTGATAATTCAGTAAAGGCTTACGTAGACTTTAATGGTACTGTGGCTACTCTGGATTTCCCTGCAACAACTGATAACCCGATTGGTTCCAATGACCCTGATCTATTCGTATTTAACGAATTATTGATAGGTAATTTCGAAAATAATAGACCTATGTACTCATCACCTAATGCATCTACTCAGGGTGACTTTGCGTATATACCTAACTGGTTACCCGCTGTAAGGACTAACAACGTGGAACTTACTGGAGTGGCATTAGGTGTATCTTACTACATCTCTGAGGCCACTACTAGTGATTGGTCAAGTGTAGGTGGGCCTTCTGTTGCAGAAGTAGGTGATACTTTCCTTTGTACAGCCGCTGCTGCTGATATTACAGCATTAGGTAAAGTATCCTCTGCAACCCAGTTATATGCTAAAAATATAGCTCAGTATAATGGTCGGCTTATAGCCATGAACCTTTACGGTGGTGCATTAGAGCCTATCACACTATCCTGGAGTACACCTATATCTAACATAGCAAGCTTATCAGCTGTTAGATGGTCTACCAATGGTGCCTTTTCAGATGGTGACGATTTAATAACAGATACTGCGGGTAAGCTAATAGATGGTGGCCAACTAGGTCAGTATTTTATAGCTTATAAAGAGGATTCTGTAATCCGATATAGGGATACAGGTTCTCCTTTCTTCCTAGTGCCAGAAGTAGCATTTGCTGATGATGGTATGTATAGTAATAAATGTTTTGTAGAGATAGAAGGTAACAGGCATGTAGTGCTTGGTAACCGTGGTGTCTACGTACATAATGGTGGCCCTGATAAAGAGAATATATCTAAGGGTGTTGTAGAGGGTGATCTATATAACTCTATTAACCCTGCACATAAAGATCGTACATTCCTATTTAGGCATAGTGAAGAGAAAGAGGTTTGGATTTGTTATTCTACTACAGCTAATTCAGGTGATGGCTGTAATCAGGCGCATGTATTCAATTATCAGACTAACTCGTGGTATAAGCGTAGTTTACCTGACATTAATCACCTTGAAGAAACAGAGATCGCTGGTGCATATATTGCATTAGCCTTTAAACCCTCTACAAGTAGTGTATTTAAAATTGGAGCAACCGTAGAGCCTACAGGTTATGTTGCATTCCAATTAAACACTATGGGGGATACAAGTTCCACCAAGAATATTAGTGCTGTGTATCCTAAGTGCCTCAATACGTTGAAGCTAAAGATACAGGGCACTAGCAAAGTTGGAGGTAATGGTTCAGTTGCATTTGGGGTTGGTAAGGAATTTAACCCCATAACGGACTATAAGTTTGATACTCGTGTTAACGGTAGATTTATCAGCATGAAATTAGAGATGGTTGGTGGGGTTTCCCCCGAAATTTCAGGAATTGAAGTAGACGTAGAGGCAGGGGGTTTAAGATAATGGCTAAGCTTTTCATACCTAATGACCTCACTAGATCACAACTTGATGCCTTCCGTAGCATAGAGATGGAGCTTAATAAGCTTGCTTCAGGTGGTCTAACCACAGGTACAGGTCCACCTACATTAACATCTAAGCTTCAAGATGGTTCTTTATATTATGATTACACTAATTTAAACCTATATGTTCTCAATGGTATTAGTTGGAATATAGCTGCTACACAGTTACATACACGTTATGCAACAGGTGTGGTTAATCCTGACCAATCAGGTAAGGTTTCCTTAGCTAGTAATATTACAGGCTTCTCTACCCAACCATTTGACACTGCAGGTGAACAATTACTATGGAGAGGAACCTGGTGGGGATCTGAGGTAGCTTCTACAGACCCTACTGATTATATATGGACATATACCTCAGGTGCAGATGGTAACAACATACGAGTAGAGTATTCTACCGATGGTACAACATGGGTAACCACACAAGCATCTGGAGTTGTATACCTATATATACGTACTGCTCAAGACACTAATAATGATGGTGCCTACATTGCAGGTCTAGCCTCTAAGTTCGTACCAGAGAAGGGCGTGGAGTATGATGATGGCGGTACTGTAGCACAGCTTACTATCTACAAGCGAAGCTCAACTGCGTTATCCACACCAACAGGTGGCCAGTATAACTTCGGAACGCATACATTAACAGCCCCAACTGGTTGGACCTCATCCATACCTACAGGCACTGACCCTGTGTACTCAAGCGTAACATTAGCTAACATCATAGGTAACACAGGTACTGACACTACACTAACATGGTCAAGCCCTGAGATTACTATCTCTGATGGTACAGCAGGTAGGTCCGTATATACAACTAATGTTTACTTAAGACAGGCTACAGCACCCGGAACACCAGTATCTGATACAGGTTCCTTTGCATTTGGCACTAACGTTCTAACAGTCCCCACAGGATCACCTTCAACTGAAGTGTGGTCTAAGGGTATGCCTAGTGGTACTGACCCACTATACGCATCAGAAGCTACCTTTAGTGTCTTAGGGGATACGGGGACTGACTCGACAGTGGACTGGGGTACTCCTCGTGTTGTTGCACAGGATGGTGTAACAGGGTTAGATGGCATCTCAACATATCTGTTCAGTGTGTTCCAGAGGTCAGCTACTGCATTAACAGCTGCACCAACTACTGGTTCTTATAACTTTACAACAAATACACCTACAGCCCCTACAGGGTGGTACGTGGAAGTACCTTCGGGAACTGACCCACTGTATGTAACAACAACCCTAGCGTCTACAACGGGGCCTACGGGTAGTGATAGTACATTAACATGGTCTACCCCTGTCATCCTAGCGCAGGATGGTTATACACCAGTACAGGGTGTTGACTATTATGACGGTACAGGCATTTATATAAGCTATATATTTATTACAGGTACAACTACACCCACTGCACCTACAACAGGTTCTTTTGACGGCACTACGGAAACTATACCTACAGGTTGGCAGGATGACCCATACGTTACAGCTGGTAGTATTACATACGTAAGTAAGCGTACTTATACTCAGACACTCGTTAACGGTGTGGCCAGTACAACTTGGACAACCTCTACTTGGTCAACACCTTCTAAGTTCTATGAGAGGGGTGATGATGGTGATAGTTATACTGGTACTACCGAGTACTATAAATTAACTAATAGCACTACCGCACCTACTATCGCATCTGGTTCATGGCTAACAAGTCCACAATTCCCAACATCTAGTAACCAGTATCTATGGAACTACAATGTAAATACCAGAACCATAGGTAATGATATCAACAGTCCTGTGAGTTTAATCACACAGTATGTTGAAGATGGTGTAGGGATATCTTCCATAGGTGAGGAATACGCTAAGAGTAGCTCTGGCACCACTGCACCTACATCGTGGGGGACATATGCAAATGCACTGCCACTGAGTGATACATCACCCTATTTGTGGAACAAAACTACAACTACATATACCGATGCGACTGATACCAGTACATCTACTATTATAGCAATCAAAGGTATTGACGCAGACGCACTAACTGTATCTACTAGTACATCAAATGGTGTGACCACGCTAACATTCAGTGATGGTACAACTGCTTCTGTTAACGATGGCGCAACTGGTACAGCTTCTGGCGTTAAAGTGATATACGCTACAAATGCTTCTGGAACTAGTGCTTCATTTACTAAAGGTTCTCGGACATACGTTAACTATTATGAGTGGACAGGTTCTGCTCCTACATCTGTACCCTCTGGTCTTACCTATACTTTATTCGTAGGGGAAGATGGTGATAATGCTGGTGTGTTAGCTATATATGCTGATGATGCAACAGGGACTGGTGCTTCTCTCACTGACAGCACTAAAGATTACGTAAAC